AGCACGTTGCTCAATGTGGTCGGTGAGAGTTGGAAGGGCTGGGTTCCCGGCGCTGCGGCAAGCGATAGTGATTACATCATTGACCTCGCCCTAAAACAGTTGGGCCTGAAACGCGCCCCAGTAGAGGAAGCGCCAGCGGAGGAAGCTCCAGCACCAAAGAAAAAAGCAGCCAAGAAGAAGGCAGCACCAAAGGCCGAAGAAGAACCGGCTGAATGAATTTGGATGATCTCAAGGTTGCATTCGCAAGCGTCACGGGTTTGGGAAACTGGCTCGTGGACATTGATCTGCTTTTGAAGGTCGGAATTAGTGCGGCGAGCTTGGTGTATATTGTTTTGAAAATTAAACAATTGTTGAACAAGAAATGAAAACGAGATTACTGATTATCGGGGCGTTTCTGCTATGTGCAGGAAGTGCCAAGGCGGGTGATTTATTTAGCGCGAGCTGGAAGCCAAAGCCTAGCGTTACCCTATTCGGCCAGAAACTGGCATGGCCGTTGCCCTCCTTATGTTTGGGGGCGAAGGCAGGCGTATTGCCTGATGCCGGTATTTCGCCAGATGGGTTGAATTTCAAAATCCCCTACCTCTCGCTAGAGGTTCCGTTCCCAAGTCTCATTCTTTCGTTGGGCAAAGAAAAACCCAAGGTGGAATTGAAGCTGGGAGCGGTTGATAAGACAGAACACAAACCGTAAAATTTTATCATGCTTAAATCAAAAACAACTTGGACGGCAATATTGGGGGCACTCGGGGGCTTGGCTGGATATTTTACCGGCGAACTGGAAATAGGTGCTGCAATGAATGTGGTTATTACCTCATTGCTTGCCCTATTCCTGCGTCACGGTATTTCCAAAGTCGGAAAATAAATGGCTTGGACAGCGATAGGAACGTCTGATGTTCAGACGCGCATGACCGACACAGAGTTGGCAAAGTACAACTCAATCGGTTTAGCGTCAGGACAGACTTCCTCGGGGTTGATCCAAGAAGTTACGGACGATGTTGCTGCGTTGGTTCGTGGCTACATAAAGGGTTGCCCAAGGAACAACTTGGCATCCACGGCAGCGGCCCTGCCTGATGTTCTTCATTCCCCTTCACTCGACATCATCATTGTTGAGTTGATGAAGCGGGTGGGAGGGGCCATCACGGATGTCAGCGATGTAAGGATTGCGGCTTACAACAGCGCAATCGCCTTCATGGATAAGGTGAGCGACTGCCGCTTTGGGATTCCCAAGCCTGTCACAGAGACAGCCGACACCTTTTATGATGACAGGGGTAGCTATGGCTACAAGAAGAAGGTCTGCATTAACAACCTTAAAGTCGTGAAGAACGGAGTAACCTCGACCACCGAGGACTGCACTTGCACGAATGTAACTGGTGCCGAATTGCTTTAACAATGGCCGTCTACCTAACAGACATTCAAGGGGCGCTTCATACCCGCTTGAATGGGCAAGCTCCCTTCAACACGGGAATTGCCAACACCCCCGGCTTGGTACTAGAGGATGATGATATTCAGTCCAAAATGGAGGCATTGCTTAACCGCGTTCGCGTCATGGCAATTGTCCTGCGCCCCATCAGCATGGTGCGGGTTCTGGAAAAGACAGTTGTGGATTTCAATTGGGAAGTGGATTGCATCGAAAACCCAGCAGTTAACCGACCAGTTGGAGGAACTTATTACACCGCTGAAGCAGTTGCCGAGTCGGTGTTCGTCCTTTTGGACAACTATCAAATTCCAAACGATACCGTTACAGGAACAAATAGCTCCCGTTCGACAGCAATCATGCGAATGGGAGCGGAGGAACCAGCGGGAAGCTTGGTCAGATACAAGGTAAATGGCTTTGTGAGAAGCAAATTAAACGTAAACATAGAATAAGATGAGTACAGCAAATTCAACGATAGTAGGCAACGCCACAATTTATGGCGTGGACGGAACCGTTGCATACGGTACGGTAGCGGTTGCAGATAATTATATGCAGAGCGTCAACTTAACTGATGACGTAGACACGGCAGAAGCAAGGGATCAAAAGGGCAACGTATTTGGGTACAACCTTTACAACTTCCGCAGGACGGCAACCTTTGAAATAATCTTCATTGATACAACTGAAGCTGGGGCGGCGGTAGAGGCCATTCTCCCTGTGCCGGGGGCAATTATAACGATTGCACAGGATGCAGAATCCGGGGATTCTTTGCCGGTGGTGCTTGTTGGAACGTGGAACTACATTGGTGGTGGCTCTATTTCTGGCAGCAACACCGACTTGATGAGGATGTCGCTACCGTGCAGTCGGTACAATGCCGATAGTGCTGGTGATGCCATAGCCCTGCAAACATTCACGCACTAAACGTGTGTCCCTTGAGAGTGATTATCTAAAGGCAGTCATACCTCCCCAAGCGCGAGTCCTTGGGCAGCGGTTGAAACCCTTATCCCTTGGTCACATGATGGTGCTGTCACGCTACGGCAGTCCATTTGTGACCGGGGACAGGCAACCGATGTTCGGGGATTTATGCTTTGCAGTTTGGGTTTGTAAGCGAAACTGGAAAAGCTTAATGCAGGGATTGTCTGATTCTTCCTTTAAGAAAGAGGTGCGGTTTCTTTGGTGGATTGGCAAACTACGAAACAAGGGGAAGGCTATTCTTGTTTTTGTTCAATATCTCTCCAAGGCGATGCAACAGCCATCCTTGTTTTACAACAAAGTTGATGGAGCAAAGCCAACGAGCATGAACAACCTCCAGTACATGAAAATAGTTCTGATGAGCAAACTACACAAGACAAGCGAACAGGCAATGGACACTCCTTTCGGGGAGATTGTTTACGACCTTGCGGCACTTGGGGAAGGGGAAGGTTCTTGTGGCTTTGTTTCAGATGATGACCGTTACGCTGGCGACATAGCTCGCAAGAATTACGAAAGGAGGCAAACAAAGAATGGCGAACGAAATTAAATTTGTTTTTACTGGGGATACGGCTGATTTTGATAAGGCAATTGATTCAATCGTTAAGAAAACGAACAAGATCAAATCTGCTGACAAGGACGCAAACAAGGTCAGGAAACAGGCTGTAAGCCTTGAGAAATTATTGGCTGATGAATATAAGAATGCCCGAAAGAATGCCGGTTCACTTACAGACATAACCAAGAAGTTGGCAAGGGAGGAAACCAAGCGCCTTGAGATAAATAGGAAACTCTCAAGTGAGACGTTATCCCAATCGCGAAGGCAATCGCTCATACTGGAAAAGTCAAAATCACAGGCAAGAACATCGGGCCTTAAAGGGGCCCGGGTTGCGGGAATAGGGAAACTCGCTGCCGCAACAATGGTAACTGCCATAGCAGCGGGGGCAGCGGCAGCAATCAAGGGAACATTTTCAGCAATGAATGAAGCCCAAGGCATAAGGGCGGGAGCATTAAACGCAGGGCAAACCGTTGAACAGTTTCAAACTAATCAGTTCGCCAAGAGCATAAACAGAAGCCCCAAGGAGGTAGGGGAAGCGATAAGATCCCTTGGGCTAATAATAGATGCAGACTTAAATAAAAGCTTGTCTGATTCGGGCCATAAATTGAGATTGCTGGGAACAATAGTCAAAAATAAACTTACACCCGCTTTTACTTTTCTAGCTGAAAAGTTTGTTCAGTTTGGAATTTGGGCTGCTTCGTTTATTGAAACGATGTCACAACAAGGTGCCAAGAAAACAGCCAGTTATGCTTATCGGAAAGGGGCAGGGATGGGCTTGTTCGGTGTTCCGCAGGCAGCACTTCAATGGTTTATGAAATCAGGGGGGAAAGGGGGCACTGCAGCATTCAAGGATGAATGGGAACAGAACCGCAAAAACATGGAAATGAAACTTGAGCAGTTGTTTAATGCTCCAGAAATTCCCAATGCGCCCCGACAGGCTGCTGAAATGAGGGGTTTTAGTGATAGCTTGGCAAGGATTGGATTGTTCAAATCTGGAAGGGATAGCCAACTTCAGACAATGAGGGCAAGCTTGGCTGTTCAAAAAGGAATAAAGACAAACACAGACGGGCTAAAAGATATAATCTACAACGCATAATGGCTAACAACACTTTTGTAGGATTTCCACACGGACAAGGCGACACAGGCTTAAGTGCTGCCGATGTTGTCAAGGAATTGCAACCCGTCACCACTTGGAACCGGCAAGGAGGTTACACCGTCACAAGGCGTTGGCGCGGCCCGATTGATGCACTCGTAAACTTTTCGGACGGAGGGGCGAGCAACGCTGATTTTGATGGCACTTATTTCACGGGTACTACCGGCATTGTTTTGGGTGGTGCGGGCAGGGACGGTGCAACTTCAACAAACCTAGAGAGGGAAGAAGGGGGGCAAATTGGGATATTTACTGCCACATGGGTATCGTCAAACCTTGCAACACGCCTCACCTCCGGGGGTCAGGTTCCTTCAGACGGAAGCACCAGCGGTGACCTTTTCCAAGAATCAAGCATTTGGACATTGGACGGGAACGACATAGAAAAAGATTTGTTTGATTGTCCTGTTTTGAAGGCTTGCGCTTTGGCTTTAGGTGTACGCGGAAAAGGGTTTGCTGGAAGGTGCAAAAAGGCTTTGGAAAACTATCAGAATGGAAAGGATGCGGAAGGTGTGGATCTCACTGACCCTATGGGAACATCGTTTTTATGGATCAGCTACCTAGATAGCGCAGATTCAACAACTCTTGCCTTGGGAACAGCAACGCCAACCGACACAAGATCAATTCTAGGGCTACCCAACACAAGCCTTTTTGACGATTTGAGCGATGTGGCCGTGGATGCGTTAAATGGCGCGGAGGCTTTCTCTTTCAGTCAGTATGTTTT